AATCTTGAGCCTTTCTGTTGTGCCAAATGGAATACATTGCTTTTATATTGTTCTACAAAAGCTGTAGTAATTTGAACACTCATTATAGTTCTCCTTATTAAAATTAATATTATTATTTATGCAGTTTTTGTCCTAAAAAGGGAAACCTCGTTTATAGTCGTTAGACTTTATATACTGTTATCCGTAAGGGCAGTACATACATAAAAAATAATATCATACTTTTTTAAGAATTACCATACACTTTTTCATGTAACTGTCGCATTTTTTCTACAGCAGGTTGGTGATCCTTATGTCTAGGGTTGTGATAAGGATGATCTGGGTTGTTAAAAGTGTCCTGTATCTCTTGTTTTGCATCTAATGGTGATGATGCTAAAGTGTTATTTTGTGTATTTTGTGCCATATCTTCGGTAATATCTTTACCTAATCTAGCAAACAAACGAATAACAGCAGGATTATTACCTGCTTCTGTATTCATTAATTCTTTTATTTCATTATCACCATACACATCTATTGCCCTTTTAGCATTGCGAACTTGGTTATCATAGTCATAACCCCATTCCTTTTTTAACAAATTTTCAGCTTCTTGTTTTTGTACATCTACTTGGGATGCATACATATCTCCTTGATTCTTTATAGATTCCATTTGATAATTAACAAGACCTTCTACTTGTTGTTGGTTTAATCCCATTTGATGAGCTACATTTTTAAATTGACTTATCTGGTCTTGACTAAAATATGCAGAATAATCTTCTGGCACATTTACTTCATATTTATCAGCAGCTTCTGGTCTGCCTAATTTATTATAGACTTCCATTCTTTCTTCATCAGTTTTTGGTATAGGAATACGATTTCCTAAAACTTTTTGTTGATGCACTACTGTTTTAGCTAATGATTCTACATCTTTAAAATTAGATAATGTAGGATCATTTTTTAAATCTTCTGGTAAGTTTGATCTCCAATCTTGATTATCACTTACAGTAGACCCTAAAACTGTATTATCTTCTACAGGTTGTTCTACAGGGTTACCTTCTGTTGTGGTCGTTTCTTCAATCATTTTTTTGCTCCTTTAATAGATTGATTATTCGTATTAAGACAGATCGCTGACCTTCCTTATATGCTGTTTCATAAGGACAAGTATCAAACGAACTCCTATGATAATAAGCAGACTTTAAATCTGCTAATACTTCTTTCCCTTCGCCAGAGTCAAAAGTAATTCTGTACATTTTTTTTAATTCTTTTAATTCCATTATTCAACTAGACCTAAAGCCCTTGCCGATTCTTCTACTTGCTCTGCACCTTGTTGTGCTTCTGCTGTGCCTAATTCTTTAACAGCTTGGTTTTGTGTTAATGCAGTTTGTGCTTGTTGTTGTTGCATAGCCATTTCTTGTGCTTGTTGCTGTTGTTGTGCTCTCATTTCTCTCATTTCTGTAACTTCTTCTATACCTCGTAATACAGTTTTTGGAACACCTAATAAATTTGCTCTAGACCTTATTGCAACATCATGGTTTATATTATCCATAATACTTGGGTCTATCTGACCTACTTGCATTGCTAATGCATATAACCTATCAATAGCAATAGATTCTTCCATTCTTTGTGATCGTGCTAATGGTCCTACATATTCTACATCTACTGTTTGACCTTGTATTACTTCTGGTGCAGGTATTAATGCTTCTGCTCTCAACATAATACCAAACACTCTTTCAATTAATGGATTTAAAAATTCACTTTGGAATCTGCCTAATGTTGGTCCTAATAATCTTTGCATTAATTCATATCTAACTTGTACTTCTGTAGCTGTCATTTGAGGACCTTGTTGTAATTGTAATTGGTCAGAATAATATGCTTGTCGTATTGCAGTTCGTAATTGGTTTTCTTTCATATCTGTTATCTGCCAATTAGTGCCAATAGGTAATGACCTTACACTACCTTCATTTCTAACAACAGTTATACCAGCAGGTGTGGTTCTAACCCTACCAATAACACCATCATCTGTTACAAGTAATGGTGGGTCAATAGCTTTTGCCCATGCTTTTAATCCTATCTCAACTGCTTTGTTTAATGTTTTAATATCTGGTAATGCATTGTAACTTGGTGATCTTCCATATATCTCACCTGTTGCTTTTGCCCATCTTGGCACAAGATATGGGAACTCATTATAACCACCTTCTCTAACTGACATTTTATCTTCTACACATACATGACAACTATAAAAAGGTAGTTTAGTTTTTACCTTACCCATAGATCGTTCATAATCTTCAGTTGGTTCTACTGCATGAATAAATGTAAATTCTTTGTCTGGTTTTTCTTTTGCTGCTTCTATAATTTTTTCACCAACATTATCTTCACCAAACTCTTGCATTGCTTGTCGTGCTGTTAAAGTATATTTACGATATACTGTATCTATTCTACCATCATTGTTTTCTTTAATATAAAACTCTTTAATGTGTAATGTATTAAAATGAACACCACCTTCAGCAAAACCTTTTTTACTTTCTTCTACAAATAATGCACCTGTACCTATAGAACATAAATCAAGATACAACTCATGTACTTCTGTATTAAAATTAGATTCATTAAATAAGTCATACATTCTTTTTGCAGAATTTTCTAACCATAAACCTACATCTCTGTTTTGATTAAGTTCGGCATTTCTTAATTTTAAATGAAACCATTGTAATGATGGTGATGTTAATGTGCCATGTAAACTTGCAGCCAATAAATTGTTTGCAGTTATAGCAGTAGAATCAAATAATACTTCTGTTCTTTTTTCGCCCTTTTCTCTTTTAGATACTACTTCTGCTTTTCGTGGCATTACATAATCAAGTATGTCTTGCCAATGTTCTTCCCATGTTCCTCTATGACTTTCTAATTGTGCAAGTCTTTTTTTTATGTATTCAAAATTTGCCATTAGGTTATTCTATTTGGTGGTTTTGTTCCACCTAATAATGTTTGTGATGTTTGTGCTGGTTCTGTAACACCTTGTCCAGATGTTAATAATGTGCCATAAGAACCTTGTTTTCCTATTGCAATCATTCTTTGTCTTTCAGCTTCTAGCTTTGCTTCAGATTCTGCCACCTTGTCATCTATCTCTGGCATTGGTTGTGGCATTGGCATACTTGGTGCTGATTTCATTCCTCCACCCATTATATACTCCTATAAATATTTACATTCATTTCTTAATAATCCATATAATACAGCATTATGAAATTTCATACCTTCTCTAATAACTTTCCTAACAATACCTTCTTGCTTAAATCCTGCCGATTCAATTAATTTTCTGCATCTGGTATTATTTGGTTTAGTCATTGCAGTTACTCTAACACACTTACAGGTATAAAAGCAATACTCAAATACTTGTTTTGCATAACTCCTTCTCATAGCTCTTGGATTATCAAGTGCTAAATGCATCCAAATATTAAAACCATCATAATGAGATAATATAGTTCCACCTATTAATTTATCTTCTTGATAATATCCTATATGAGCAAAATCTTTATCTACCCCTTGAATATTAGCTCTTGGTGTTACAAAATTTAAAACTTCTTTTGCTAATGATTTATCAGTTTTAGCAACAATCATTGACCAAGAATAGTTCTTGCAGTAGTTGCTTCATCACCACCACCAAGAGTTGATCCTGTGCCATATCCCATACCTCTTACTCTACCTCTTTTTTTTCTTTCGGCTGCTTCTTTAGTAGCTTTATCCTGCTGTGGCTCTGGAGCTGGTGCAGGTGGAGGAGGTGGAGGAGGTGGAGGTGGGGGTTTTGGTCTGCTAAATATTCTAGTAAATCCACCCATAATAAAATCCTTTCATGTTAGTATTATGCTCTTTTTATTTTACTTATTTTTTTTTTTTTTACAATAGTTTTTACATTAGTAGGTTTTCCACCCACACCTTGAACTTTGGCTCTTTTTCGTGTTACTGCTGATTTGATTTGTGCTTTTGTCATTGACTTTGCTTTTGCAAGTGGCACACATTTTGGATATTTTCTTTTACTTTTTTTTGCCGACTTGCGACCACAAGGTTGATATTTTCCTTTTTTCTTTGGTGCTCCAATATCAACCCATTTTTCTTTTTTAAACCATTTAGTTAATCCACCTTTTGGTTTTGTCATTATCCTGTCCTATATCTACCACCTCTTTTTTTATAGGTTCTAACCAACCAAGCATTAGCATAAGCTGATGGATAAACATCAAATTTTCTTTTTGCTTCTGATTTAACCCTAGAATATAAAGATGAATTTGTTGGGATTGCTTTTTTACTTTTTTTTGTTTTTTTTACCATTGCTACCTTTCATCATTTTTTCTAATTTAGCAGCCTGTCCTGCATGAGCTTTTGATGCTTTCTTTAGTGCTGTTATAACACTTCGTACTGTAGCTTTATTCATGCTCTTTTCTTTTTCATTTTAGATTTCATAATTTTAGCTTGAAGGTTTTTAGGTAATGTTTTTTGTTTTTTAGTTAACATTTTTTTCTTTTTAGGTGGTCTTCCTTTAGTTGATCCGTAAGTTCCTTTACCCATTGGCATAATATTTCTCCTTTAAAATAAGTTAAATTCAGAATCAGTTTGTATCTGGACAGGTTCGGTATTCCTTGTTCTTGCCTTTCGTAATGACATTACTGCATATCGTAGTGCAGATATTATGTCATCATTCATGGGAATAATCTTACCATTCTTCCTGTGATACAACCTAATTTCTTCTAGTATTTTACTTTGATTAGAAAATATTTTCAACCTCTTTGTTTGAAATCTTGTTAACATCTCCATTACTCCTGCTTCTACACTTATGCCCCCACTACCCTCTTTCATTCCATTTTGTGGTGGATTGGTAAAATGCTCTCGTAATAAATTAACACCCTCATCTCTATATTGCATAGCAAGACTTTTACCACTACCCTTGTCTGCTTGTCTACCATCCATAGGATATATAACAGGAATCCATTGCCCTCGTGCTTTTATTGCTGATGCATGAACAGGTACAGTTTCTTGTCGCATACTATATCCATCATACATATACACAATATCACTATCTCTATCCCATGCTACCCATGCACAAGCTGTAGGGTGATCCCAACCAAAATCTATACCACACAATTTAGGATAATAATCTGGTATATCAAATGGCTCACAAACTATATCATCTTCGTTTATTGGAAATACCAATCCAGAACCTAGCTGTGGTATTCCTTTTTCTCTCATTTTTCGTTCATGAGGTGGTAATGCTTGTAAGATTTGTTCTCTTACTTCTTTGGTCATGTGAGGTGCATCATCCCAAGTTGCTTGTATTAAGTCTTGACCTTTTTTTAAATTATTTACAAACTGTGCTACTGTTTCGGTCATACCTTGCTCTGGTGTAAATGTCATGTAAACCACACCACCCTTATCAGCAGTTCTTGTTAATGCTTGAGAATATATTGCTTGAGG